GGCCTACCAACAGTGGGTTGACGAGGGTATGCAGGGCGACGACGTCATTGGCGTTGGCGAAATTGCCGCCCGTCTTGCCCGCGAGGCAAACCAGAACCTGATCGACGCCGCCCGACTGGAAGGCATCCGGCTAGGGCTGGAGGCTGCGGCGGGGGCTGCTGACGACGGCGCGGATTATTGGAGATCAGCACACAAGGACGGCAGATATTTAGAAGGCCGAACCGATGGGTTGGGTGAAGCCGCCGTTATCATCCGCAACCTAGACCCCGAGACCATCGCCCGCGAGGCCAAACCGACCGCTTGACAAATCACCGGGCGCGAAGCACGCTCCATCCTTAGAGGCGCGAATTGCGCCGACGATCCGACGCCCGTAGGCGGGCACATATCTTATTCACAGGTTCCCGCAAGGGAAGGTGTGCGCCAACAGCGGGTGTCCGATCCCGCTGCACATCAACCCGCACCGCTTAGGGGGTGCGCGGCAGGGCCGGGGGAAACCTCGGCCCTTGCTTTATAGGAAACAAGGTATCGGATCTACAATCACGCCAAAACGACGCAAAAGCGTCAAAAGCCTGATTGTTTTCAAGCCGCTAGGTCTGGATCCAGCTTTCGTCATCGCGGACGGTTTACCGTTCGCCTCCTACAGGCTCCGGTCTGTTGGGTTGGGCCGGGGGAAACCTCGGCCCTTGCCATTTCACCTTCCCCCGCTCGGGAAGCCGTCTGGCGACTGGTGCAACGGCCGGAGAGGGCCGGGTGCGCGAAAGGCCCGGCCCTCACACCTTCGGCCCCGACATCGCCACACACACGCAGAAACCCTGACCCGTAAGCGATAGTCGCGGGCCGATCCCATCCGCATCGACGCCAGGAAGCCCTCGGGTCTGGTGAGTGAGGCGAATAAAAAAATGCCGGATAATCGTCAGAGGGGCCGTCCGAAGGGCTCCGTCAACAAGGTAACGGCGGACATTCGCGCCGCGGCTCAGGCCTACACCGACGACGCCTTGGCTACGCTTGCCCAGATCATGAAGGCCGGGGAAAGCGAAGCGGCAAGGGTCGCGGCTGCTAACTCCATTCTGGACCGTGGGTTCGGAAAGCCTCGGCAGGCGCTCGACGTTGAAGCCCAGGTCAAGTCCGACTTCACGGTCATTGAACTGATCGGCGTCAGCCCTGACTAGCGTTCAAATGAAGATCCCGGCCAAGCTGGTTCCGGTCTTCACAGGCAAGGCGGATACGCGAGGCGCATACGGTGGACGGGGTTCCGCCAAGTCGCGGACCTTTGCCAAGATGACCGCGGTCAAGGCCCACAAGTGGGCTAGGGCGGGTGAGAGCGGCATCATCCTTTGCGGCCGGCAGTTCATGAACTCGCTGTCGGACTCCTCGATGGAGGAGGTCAAGCACGCCATCCGCGAGGAGCCCTGGTTGGCCCCGCACTTTGACATTGGCGAGAAGTATATTCGGACTGCCTGCGGGCTGATTGATTACGCTTTCTCCGGCCTCGACCGGAACATCGACTCTGTGAAGTCGAAAAGCCGTATCCGTCTGGCTTGGGTGGATGAAGCCGAGCCGGTCACGGACGAGGCCTGGACAAAACTGGACCCGACGCTTCGGGAGCATGACTCTGAACTCTGGGTGACGTGGAACCCGGAGAGCAAGAACAGCCCGACCCACAAGCGGTTTCGGATGAGCCAGGACCCGGCGATGAAAGTCGTCGAGATGAACTGGCGGGATAATCCGTGGTTCCCCGAGATCCTCAACCGCAAGCGCCTGCGGGACATGACGGAGCGGCCCGACCAGTATGATCACATCTGGGAAGGCGGTTTTAAGCAAGTGACAGAGGGCGCCTATTTCGCCGAGCCTCTGACGAAAGCCCGCTCTGAGGGTCGCGTGGGCCATGTGGCGGCCGATCCGCTCATGACCTACCGGGCGTTCTGGGACATTGGCGGAACCGGGGCCAAGGCTGACGCCTGCTCGATCTGGGTGGCGCAGTTCATCGGACGGGAAGTCCGGGTGCTGGACTACTACGAGGCCCAAGGCCAGCCGCTTGCCGCTCACGTGGGCTGGCTGCGGGGCAGGGGATACGACCAGGCCCTGTGCGTCCTGCCTCACGACGGGGCGCAGGGGGACAAGGTGTTCGCGGTGTCTTACGAGAGCGCGCTTCGGGAAGCCGGGTTCTCTGTCGAGGTGGTTCCCAATCAGGGACGCGGTGCGGCATCGGCTCGGGTCGAGGCGGCGCGGCGATTGTTCCCGTCCATCTGGTTCGACGCCACGCGGTGCGCCGGCGGCTTGGATGCGCTCGGCCACTACCACGAGAAGCGGGACGAGGCGCGGGGCATTGGCCTCGGGCCGGAACACGACTGGTCAAGCCATGCGGCGGACGCCTTCGGGCTGATGTGCGTGGCCTATGAAGCTCCGAAGCCGGAGCGCAAGACAACGCGAACGGTTGTGCAGGGAGGCTGGATGTCGTGAACAAGGCCGACCTGCTGAAAGAAGCCCTCGAAGGGTTTGAGAAGACTGCCGAACACGACGCCCACAACCGCAAGGCGTGGGAAGACGACGTTGACTTCTCCCTCATGGAGAACCAGTGGCCTGAGCGGGTGCGCCGGGACCGGGAACTTGAGGGCCGGCCCTGCCTGACGGTCAACAAACTCGTCAGCATGGGCCGCCAGGTCGTCAACGACGCCCGCCGCAACAAGCCCGGCATCCGCGTCATGCCGGTGGACAGCGAGGCCGACCCCGAGACGGCGGAAGTCCTCAACGGCCTGATCCGCAACATCGAGCAGTCGTCCAATGCCGAGGTGGCTTACGACACGGCCCTCGAACACGCGGTGTTCGGCGGCTTCGGCTACTTCCGCATCAACACGCGCTACACCTCCGACGACACCTTCGACCAGGACGTGGTGATCGAGCGGGTCCCGAACCCTCTGGCGGTCTATCCTGACTGCTATTCCACTGCGGCGGACAGCTCTGACTGGAACTACTGCTTCGTCACCGACACCATGACGAAGGCGGCCTTCAAGAAGGCCTATCCCGGCGCGGAAGAGGTGGATTGGGAAGGCGAGGCCTGGAGCGGTGTCGGTGCGCCGTGGCGTGACGGCGAGTTCGTTCAGGTGGCGGAATACTGGCTCCGTGAAAAGGTCAAGCGGACCATCCTCCTCCTGTCTGACGGCATGGTAGTCGAGGAGGCGGACTACAAGGCCAACAAGCCCGCCTTTGACGCGATTGGCGTTCAGGTGCAGGGCTCGCGGGACGTCGACAGTCACCGGGTGCGTCAGTACGTGATGAGCGGCGCGGAAGTGCTGGAGACGGTGGATTGGGCGGGGAAGTACATCCCGATCATTCCGGTCTATGGCGCCGAGGTGAGCTTCAAGGGCAAGCGGCACTTCCGCAGCCTGATCCGCGGGGCGAAGGACGCCCAGCGCATGTTCAACTACTGGCGCACCACCTCGACCGAACTGGTGGCCCTGGCTCCGAAGGCCCCGTTCATCGGGCGCAAGGGTGCGTTCGAGACCGACGCGGCCAAGTGGGCGACGGCGAACGTCCAGAGCCATGCGTTCATTGAGTTCGACGGCCCCGAGGCTCCCCAGCGCCAGCCGTTCTCCGGTGTGCCGGCGGGTGCCCTGCAAGAGGCCCTGAACGCTTCGGATGACATCAAGTCGGTCATCGGGATGTTTGACGCCAGCCTCGGCGCGCGGTCGAACGAGACGAGCGGCAAGGCCATCATCGCCCGGCAGATGGAGGCGGACAACGCGACGTTCCACTTCATCGACAACCTGTCGCGGGCCATTCGCCATGCGGGCCGGGTGCTGATCGACCTCATTCCGCAGGTCTACTCCGTCCCCCGCGTCATCCGCGTCCTGGGCGAAGACGGCGAAAGCGAGATGAAGGCCGTCAATCAGCCGGTGCAGGTCGAGGAGGCCGATCCGCTGACCGACGAGGTTCGGGAGATCACGCGGATCTACGACCTGACCGCCGGCCGCTACGACCTGACGGTGTCGGCGGGCCCGTCCTTCGCCAGCCTGCGCCAGGAAGCGGCGAACCAGATGATCGAGCTCATCCGCGCCTACCCGGATGCGGCGCCGGTCATTGGTGACCTCCTCGTCAAGAACCTGGACTGGCCGGGCGCTGACGAGATTGCCGAGCGGATGGAAAAGGCGATGGCCGGCCGGGTCATGAGCGAGGCGGAAGGGCAGGCCCCGGACGCTCAGGCTCAACAGGCGGTCCAGCAATACGCCACGGCCTTGCGTGAGATGCAGGCCAGGTACCAGGCGCTTGAGGATGACAAGAGCCTAGAAGCCCGGAAACTCGACATCGCGGCCTACGAAGCTGAGACCAAGAGGATCAGCGCGACGACCCGCGAAACCAGACTGCCCGCCGGCCTCTACACGGACGGCTGACAGAGCCCGGCCCGCCGTGAGGCGCGCCTTTCCCTTAGATGGACCCCTACCCCATGACAGAAGACGCGACCAATCCGGTCGACGTTGAGGATGATGCCATCCTCGACGCTCCGGAAGTCGACGCTGAGTCCTACAGCGACGACGACACCCAAGCGGAAACCGAGGGAGCCGAAAACGGCCAACCGGAGGACGACGCCGAGGACGTTGACTACGAGGGCGCGAAATACCGCGTCCCCAAGGTGCTGAAGGACGCTCTGCTGCGGCAGGCGGACTACACCCGGAAGACCCAGGAACTCGCCGACCAGAGGCGGCACGTTGAACAGCACTTCACGTCGCTGAACCAGCAGGCCGAACTCCAGCAGGCGACCCTCGAACACCGGGTGAACCTTCAAGTTATAGAGCGGCAGCTTCAAGAGTTCAAAAATACCAACTGGGCGCACTACCGAGCCCAATACGGGCATGACGAGGAACAGGCTGCTAAGGACCGCTGGCAGGAATACAGAGACGCCAAGGTCGAACTCCAAGAGACTATCGCGAAGACCGAGACGGACTTCCAGCAACTCAGCGAGCGCTCCCGCGCCAACGCGATTGCCCAAGCCGATCAGGTCCTTTCGCGTGAGATCGAGGGCTGGTCCCCTCAGTTGGTCCAGACCATTGCGGGATACGCTGCCGAAAACTTCGGCATCACCCCGCAGGAGCTTCGGGACAGTGTGGTCAACCCGGACGGCACGGCAGACCCTCGGACCTTCAAGGTCTTGGCACGTCTGCACAAGGCCGAGACGGAGCTGGCGCATCTGAAGGCCCAGAACACCAAGGCGCAACAAGCGGCCAAGCAGGCAGCAGTCACCCCCGCCAAGGCCGTGGGCCAGCGGGCAGGCGGGTACAAGCCCGGCCTCGATGACAGCCTGCCGGCGGACGAATGGCTGCGCCGTCGTAACGCGCAACTGGCCAAGGCCGGAGCGCGCTGACCCCCAACATCACGGCCCGTCGAGATGACGCGCCTTTCCCATGAAGGACACACACCGTGCCCAACGCTCTCCTGACCCCCACAGCGGTGACCCGCGAGGCTCTCCGCGTCCTCCACCAGAAGCTGAACTTCGTCGGCTCTATCGTCCGGGAATATGACGACTCGTTTGCCCAAAAAGGCGCGAAGATCGGCGACACCCTCAAGGTCCGCCTGCCAAATCAGTACACGGTCCGCAGCGGCGCCACCCTGTCCGCCCAGGACACCAACGAGACCAGCGTGGAGCTGAAGGTCCAGACCCAGAAGGGTGTTGACCTGAACTTCACCTCGGTGGACCTGACCCTGTCGCTGGACGACTTCTCCAAGCGGATCCTCAACCCCGCCATGTCCACGCTGGCGGCCTCCATCGAGGCCGACGCCATGAGCATGTACAGGGACGTGTTCCAAAGCGTCTGGAACGGCGGCTCGGCCATCACGCTGGAAAAGGTGCTGGATGGGCGCGTGCTTCTTCAGAACGCCCTGGCTCCGCTCAATGACCGGACGGCGAACCTGAACACCACGGATAACGCCAAGTTCGTCGACGCCCTCAAGGCCCTGTTCAACGACACCACGGGCATCGCCAAGCAGTACCGCGAAGGCTACATGGGCCGCACTGCCGGCTTCGACTTCGTCGAAAACACCATGTGGGGCAAGCACACTCGCGGTGCGGCCTCGGCGGCCTACACGACCTCCACCCTCGTGGGCGTCCTGCCGATCTCGGAAACCCCGGTCTCGACCATGACCGTGGCCACCGGCACCGGCGCGATGAACGTGGGCGACGTGTTCACCATCGGCAACGTGTTCGCGGTTCACCCCGAGACCAAGGCCAACACCGGCACCCCGCAGCAGTTCGTGGTGACGGCGGCCTACGCCGGCGGCGCGGGCTCTGTGTCGTTCTCCCCGGCCATCGTGCTGTCTGGCGGCCGTCAGAACGTGGTCATCCCGACCACCTCGGCGACTGCGGCTATCACCTTCGCCGGCACGGCCTCCACGGCTGTGGGCATCTCCCTGCTCTACCAGAAGGAAGCCTTCGCCTTTGCGACGGCCGACCTGGTCATGCCGGGCGGTGTGGACTTCGCCGCCCGCGAGGTCATGGACGGCATCTCGATGCGGGTTGTGCGCCAGTACGACATCAACAACGACAAGTTCCCCACTCGTCTGGATGTCCTCTACGGCTACAAGACGCTCCGGCCCCAACTGGCCGCGCGCCTCCACAACAGCTGATCCAGCTGATCGACAGGGGGGGAGGGGCTTCGGCCTCTCCCCTTTCTTCTGGGGGACCGCATGGCCATCACGACATACTCCGAACTCCAGGCGGCAATCGCTGACTGGCTGAACCGTTCGGACCTGACCGCCCGCATTCCCGTCGTGAGCAGCAGGTCATCGCGACGGCCAACGTCGATACGCCTTTCTTCGCCCTCCCCGGCGACTTCCTTGAGTTCAAGTCCTTCCGCATCACCGACACCGGCGGCAGCGCCTTCGAACTGATGCTGTCCACGCCGGAGCAGATCAGCGCCGCGCTTGCCGAAAGCAGCGTCAGCAACACGCCCCGGTTCGTCACCATCATTGGCGACCAGTTCCAACTGTGGCCCTCGCCGGACCAGATGTACGTGGGCTCCCTGGCCTATGTGCGGAAGGTGCCGGCGCTGTCGGACGCGGCTCCGACCAACTGGCTCCTGTCGGATGCCCCTGACGTCTACCTCTACGGCGCCCTCATGTCGGCTGGCCCCTTCCTGCGGGACAGCGAGGCCTTGGTGACGTTCAAGACCCTGTTTGACGAGGCCTTGGAGGCCATCCGCGTAGCCGACAAGCCGGTGGTCGGCGTCCTTCGCACCGAGTTCCCGCAGCGCGGCTTGCAGCGCCGTTACAGCATCTACACCGACTTCTGAGGCACCCGATGGCTATCAAGTACGACACGACCACGCGCAACGCTATGCTGGACGCGCTCAATACCCGCATTGGAACCTCCGCCAAGGTGCGGATCTACAACGGGACGCGGCCGGCCAATGTGGGTACGGCCATCACCTCTCAGACCATGCTGGTGGAGCTGACCTGCAACGCGACGGCGTTTGCGGCGGCGGCTGCCAGCGGCGTCCTGACGGCTAATGCGATCAGCAACGGCACGGCGGCGGCGACCGGGACGGCCTCATGGTCCCGAGTGTTCCAGTCCAACGGGACCACGGCGATTGCGGACGCCGATGTGGCGACATCCGGGTCCGACCTGAACCTCAACAACACCTCCATTGCCACGGGACAGACGGTGAGCGTGACCAGCTTCACGATCACGGACGGCAACGGCTGATCAGGCTGAACGGCGCAGCTGGAGGGCGAGTTCATGACGGCTCTGACAGACCTATCCGACCTGATCAACCGGCAGACGGGCGGCAACAGCGGAACGCCGGAGAACATCTTTTTCCACAAAACGCCCCGAATTGCAGGGGTTGCAGCTACGGCGCCGATTGCGGGGCGGGGCGCGTCCCTCTGGCAATATGATGGGATGCCGACAGGCGGGGCGGTTCCGACAACGGCGGCGATCCCGGATCGGACGACAACCGGCGCGCTGCGGTTCACGGCTCCGGGCGGCTCGCGGGAAAAATGGCTGATCGGGGCGGCGATTGCGCCGTCCGTTTCTGGCGTTTTCCTGCTCTATGACCGGCTGTTCCACATCGGCGGGCTCAACGCGACCCTGACCACGGCTCAGACGGTGCAGGGAACGACCCCGACGCCGGCTTTGACGCGCAACACTGGCGGGGCCGGCAACTTCGCGTTTTACGAGATTTACACCGTTATCGGCGGGACCCCCACGACCCTGACGATGACGTACACCGATCAGGACGGGAACACGGGCCAGACCTCGACGATCAACATCGGCGGGACCGGATTCCGCGAAGTGACCCGTGTGCAGCGCATCCCGCTCACGGCGGGTGACAGCGGGATCAGGGCCATTCAGCAGGTGCAACTGACGGCCACGACGGCGACGGCAGGAAATTTCGGCATCACCATCGCCCAGCCGCTGGCCTGGATTCCGGTCGGCGCGGCAGGCGTGATGGGCTGGCGGGACTACACAACGGGCCTGCCGGGCATTCCGGCGATAGACCCGGACGCCTGCCTGTCGCTTCTGTTCATCCCGTCCGCTGCGACCGCGCCGGAACTGCTCGGCTCTCTTGCCTTCGTGGAGAAGTAGAGATGGGCGCGCTCGCGGATTACGACGCCTATCTTGACGCGCTGCGTCAAAACCGGAGCGCGGACTTCCAGATGACCGCGGGAGGTCGCGCATCTCGCCTTCAGGCCCTGTGGCCGAACTTCGTCCCCGCGCCCGTCGCGCCGACGACATCGGTTGCGCTGGACGACACGTCGGACATAGCGATTGGCCCCCTGCCGACCGTCAACACCGGACGGCTGACCCTGCTGGGCGCTCGGGCCAACCCCGGCGGGGCGGGTGGCGTCTGCCTGATCGTGGCGGACATCCTGAACCAGTCCGGCGGCCTGAACTCGACCCTGACCACGACGCAAACAACCAACCTTCCGACCGCCGCGCTCACTCGCTACACGAGCGGCGAGGGCGTGATGATCGGCGTGATCCTTTTTGCTCAAAACGGGTCCACCGCAGTGACGGTTACTGCGAGCTACACCAACCAGGCCGGGACGTCCGGGCGAACGACCCTGGCGACCCAATTCGCCGGAACCGGCTGGCGGGAGGCCGGTACGGTAATCCCTCTGCCGCTCGCAACAGGTGACACTGGCGCGCGCTCTGTCGAATCCGTGACGTTCGCCTCCGCGACCTCTTCCAACGCCAACGTGGGCATCGTCATGTTCAAGCCGCTGGCGATGATTGCGCTGAATGATTTTCAGGGCGCGCACGTCGTTGACGCGGTGTCGGCCGGCGGGTTCGTCGGGTCTCTGGCTCAGGCAGAGCCGGGGGCCTGCATCTCACTTCTCGGCGTGATGAACGCCGCTCAGGTGGTTACCGGATCCATCCTTCTCGCGGAGGTCTGACCGATGGCCTCCCGGCGCCTGTTTGATGGCGCGCAGATCGAACTCGGCCTCCTGCCGATTGTCGCCGCCGGCGCAAGCGGCATCACCGGCTCGGCCTCGATCACCGAGGCGGCGGATACGCTTGACGCGCTGGGCCAGGTCGAGGTTTCCGGGTCGGCGTCGATCACGGAAGGGGCGGATATCGCCTCGGCCTCGGGTTCGGTCTCGGGCGGCGCGATAACGGGCGATGCGGCCATTGTAGAGGCCGCTGACAGCCTTTCCGCCTCGGGTTCGGTCCTTGTGTCGGGAACCGCCTCGATCACCGAGGGCGCGGATATTTCCGCCATCAGCGGCGGGGTTCTGGTTTCCGGCTTTGGCGCGGTCACGGAGGCGGCGGATACGGCCTCGGCCTCGGGCACGGTCGCCTCGACGGGGGTTTCCGGATCCGCCTCCATCACGGAGGCCCCGGACACCCTGTCGGCGGCTGGTGACGTGCTGATCGCGGGCGCCGCTTCGATTGTTGAGGCCGGGGACGTTGCGGCCATTGTCGCTGTCGCGTTCGGTGGCCCGATTGTCGGCGTCGCTGCCATTCTGGAGGCCCAGGACCGGCTTGACGCGGTTCTCCTGGTCATAGGGTGGCAAGTCCTGCCGCAGACCCCGGAGACCTGGTCCACGCAGGCCGGCGACCCGGAAGCCTGGACCCCGATCACGACGACCCCGGAGGGATGGACCCCGCGATGAGGCCGGTTTCTCCCACCTTTGGCTTTCCGCTCGCCCCGACCCTGCAGGAGATGCAGGACGCCATCAACGAACAGGCGGTCCCGACCAAGCCGGTGCAACTGCCCACGGTCCTGTTTGCTGACCTCCCGCCGGCCGCAAGCTGGCCTGCCTGCATGATCCACGTTTCGGACAAGAACTCCATTGCCATCAGCACACCCGTGGCCGGGGTCTACACCTGGCTCCGGGCTGACGGGAGCGCTCTTTAATGCCTTCGTCCTACTCGACATCGTTCCGGTTCAACCTTCAGGCTCCGGGCGAGAACCTCAACACCTGGGGCACGAACCTCAACGCGGGCGTCTTCCAGCTCATCGAGGACGCTCTGGCCGGCGCGGTGAGCCTGAGCCTGTCGGGTCCGACGACGCTCACCAGCGTCAACGGCGCGACGGATCAAGCCCGCTGCATGGCGCTGAACATCACCGGCGGGACGGGCGGGACGATCACGGTTCCGGGGGTCAGGAAGCTCTACTTCGTCCGCAACACGGCCTCGGGTGCGGTTGTCATCACGACCGGATCTGGCGCGACGGCATCGTTCGCTGCGGGTGAGGTGGGTTTCTGCTACTCGCCGGACGGGGTGAACTTCTACCGGACCTCGACAACGACCGACTTCGCCGGCGCTCGGCTCCAGAACGTGGGCTCGCCGACGGCCAACACGGACAGCGCCACGAAGGGCTATGTGGACGGCGTGGCCTTCGCCATGGCGGCGGGCTCGCTTCCCGGACAGCCCGGTAATGCGGGCCGGTTCCTGACCACCAACGGCGCAACCGCCTCATGGGACGACGTCACCGTCACGACCTCGCAGATCACCGACTACGCTTCCGACCAGGCCGCCAAGGCCGCAGCGGCCACCCGCCTCTCCGTCGCCTTCGCGGCGGCTCTCTAAGGACTCCTGCCCATGCCTGTTGTGAACGGGACGCTGTCCCCTAATAGCATTGTCACGCCCCAGCAGATCTGGAGCGCGACGGCGGTCGCCACCACGGCGAACACCACCTACACGGACAGCCCGACCAATACGGTCCTGCTGGCCCCGGTCTACCTC